TGTAGTAATGGTTGAGTCCATCATTGCCTACAGTGTTGGTGATACTTACACACAGACAACATTGGATGGTAAGTTTGCAACGCAGTTAGATTTTCCTGCTACCGCTTGGACTGCATACACACCAACGCTCACGGGATTTACGCTTGGAACTGGTGGAACAATGACTGCTCGTTACACTAAACTTGGTAAGACTGTTCACGGTTATGTAAACATTACTCTTGGAACAAGTTTTACACTGACTGCTTTATCACTTTCTTTACCAGTTGCTAAACAAGCGTCAACAACTTACGTTAACGGAGTTTGGACTTTAGTTTCTACAGGTGCTGGTGACTGGCCTGCAATTAACAGGTACGAGGCTACTGACGTTGTAGCCGCATATGCTATGGTAGCGAGTGGTACTTATGTTACTCCTTCTAATCTAAGCACAACCATTCCTTTTACCTGGAAGTCAACTGATAAAATTTTAGTTGCGTTTACCTACGAGGCGGCATAATGACAAGAGCGAGAGATTTGGCTTCAGGCATTAACGGTGTACGACCATTTGCTATGGCTGCTGGAACAGTTGCAGCAAACTCTTCTGGCGTAAGTGTAACTCTTCCAGCAAGTAGATTTTCGGTTGCTCCTAGAATTACTGCAAGTGCCTACGTAAATGGAATAGACAATGCAGCGGGTCCTATGTTGGGCTCTGTAACTTCATCTGCATTTCTTATGTATGGAGTAAATCTTGGTGGAGGTTCTAGAACTGGAAACATAGATTGGATTGCAATTCAAATGACTTCAGGAGCAGCAAGTGGATAACTTTGAAATGCCAGTTATTGCAGAGTTTGATGTAACCTGCCATAGCGCAGAGTGTGAAAACACAGAAATAACTATTCGTGTTAGCGCAGTAGCAGATGCACCTTATGTTGTGTGTGGTCCTTGTGGTATTCAAATTGAGGATGTAGTTTCAGTTGGCTGAAGAAGGAGTAATCATGGAAGAACTAAAAGCACTAATCGTTGATGCCGCTACAGGTGAGTCATACGAACGACCACTAACAGCGGAAGAGATTGCTGACCGTGAAGTCATGCAAGCAGAAGCAGTAGCACGACAGGCAGAACAAGATGCCAAGGCTGATGCCCGTGTCTCAGCGCTAGCAAAACTATCAGCGCTAGGACTAACTGACGATGAAGTAGGTGCCTTAATTGGCTAAGAAAGCAAGAGTCTATGACGGTACTGCGTGGCAAGAACTTGCCTCAGCGCAGACCGACCTAACTGCATACTCCACCACAGCGCAGACCACTGCTGGTTTCCGTAATGCCATTATCAATGGTGACTTTAGAATCAACCAACGTGCGTTTACTAGCACTACTACAAATGGAACTTACGGTTTTGATAGATGGGTTTTAGTTACAAACAACGGAACCTGCACTTATTCAACGCAAGCATTTACTGTTGGTAATGCAATTAGTGGATATGAACCAATAAATCACGCTCGCATGGTTACCAGTGGTCAAACTTTGGCTGGAGCGTATTCTTTACTTGTTCAAAAAATTGAAGACGTTCGTACCTTTGCAGGTCAAACAATAACTATTTCATTTTGGGCTAAGGCTACTTCTGGTACTCCAAAAGTTGCAGTAGAAACTGAACAGTATTTTGGTGCTGGTGGTTCACCATCTGCAAATGTGACTACTTACGCAGGGCAAGCAACACTTTCAACATCATGGAATAGGTATTCGGTAACAGTTGCAGTCCCATCTATTTCTGGAAAAACTCTTGGAACTACAGCAGGCTCAAGTTTCTTTGAATTAAATTTATGGACATCCGCTGGTACTGACTTTAATGCACGCACTAACTCACTTGGTATTCAATCAACAACAATAGATTTCTGGGGTGTACAAGTAGAAGCAGGTTCTGTTGCCACACCATTTGAACAACGCCCTATTGGTACAGAGTTAGCGCTGTGTCAGAGGTATTATTATAAATCTCCTTACATTGTAAGTCCATATGTTATATTTAATAGTGGAAACGTAATGTCTGGAATGCATCTATTTCCAGTTACAATGAGAGCAGTTCCTTCGTCAATTACTTATTATGATGCGGCAAACACTGTTAACAAAATAAGTATTGCTAATGCTGGTGGTAGTGCTCAAAACAATATTACTCCCCCTAATGCATTAAATATTCTTAATAGTGGTTGGAATTTTGGTGCTGGTGGTATGGGTGGAACTACTGGAAATAATGGAAATATTATGCTTAATTCTTATGAAGCAAACGCAGAACTATAATGGCTTGTAGAACAGGATGCCCAACACAGGACTGTGAATCATACGCAGACTGCTGTAAGGGTGTAGCAATTAATAAGTCCTCACTACGCCCATAGGCTAGTGTGCTAGGATAATAGCATGGTTAAAATTGCAGTCTATGCTATAGCCAAGAATGAGGCTAAGCACGTTAAGAGATGGGTAGATGCTACCCAAGGGGCAGATGTCCGAATTGTCCTAGATACTGGGTCAGAAGATAACACCTATGACCTACTCCAGAAGTACCCCGTAGAAGCCCACAGAGCCACGCTAAGCGACTTTAGGTTTGATGTGGCACGAAACATGGCACTAAATTTAGTACCATCTGACGTGGATATATGCGTCTCCCTAGATATGGATGAGATTCCAGACCCAGACTTTTTTGACCTACTTCGTAAGAGTTGGAAGCCAGATACTGGCAGGGCTTGGGTCATGTGGGACACTGGAAACATCTGGGCTAACAACCTACGTGTCCATGCTAGACATGGATACAAGTGGAAGTACCCTTGCCACGAGGTAACTGAGTCAACTACTGGTGTAGATAACTGCATTGTTGTTGAGTCTTGTGTACGTCACGTACCAGATAATGACAAGCCACGTAGTAGTTACTTACCATTACTAGAACTTGGGCATCGTGAGATGCCTGACGATCATCGTATGTTGGTATACTTAATACGTGAGTATTACTTTAAAGGTATGTGGCAAGAAGTAATTGATCATGGTAAGAAGTTAGAACTTCAATCTGGTGGTTGGAATGTTGAACTTGCCCAGTCATGGCGAGCAGTAGGTGAAGCCTACATTAAACTTGGTAATGAACATGAAGGTCTGCATTGGTATCAACGTAATGTTGAGGAAGCACCAAAAGATTTAGAGGCTTGGATGCCACTAGCATTTCATTATTACGAAAAGAAAATGTGGCAGCACTGTTATCAGGCTGCTATTAAAGTAACTGAACTTTCTCTTGAGTCTAATAATCATTACGTTGCAGACTCTTCAATGCCATGGAGAATGTACGACTTGCTATCTATTGCTTGTTGGAACTTAGATAAAAAAGGTTCTGCTAAAAGATACGCACGTAAAGCAGTTGAACTCAATCCAGATGATCAACGGCTAATAGATAACTATCAATTTATAATGACTAAAGTAGCAAAAGATTTTAAGGATAACAATGCATAGTCACACAGCAAAAGTTGTTGAATGGGGTTTGGATAACAAGACAAACTTTATTCCAAAGGTTTATGGTTGCACAGACTGTGATGAATTGTTTGGAAGTACACCTCCTAGTAATGGAAGTTTAACTAAAGAACATACACATACAAAATATGTTGCTGGTTGCTTTGCTTGCAAAATAACTACACTTCAATTAAACACTGGTGATGCTAACGGTGGTAGAGATATGTCTCAGAAGAAGTGGGACAAAGAATTAGATTTGTATCGTACTGCACGTAAGCAAGGCATACAACCAGAAGGTACAACTACAGCCAAGATCCAAAAGGCTCTTGACGTTTCAGATAAAACGGGACACGCATATGGTTCTGATTTATAGAGGAGATAACTATGTGCGCTAATTGCGGATGTAATCACATTAACTACCAGCACGAAATGCCTAAGGTAGAAGGTTCTTCTTTTACCCCACAGGAAATAAACAACAACATGCCAAAGGTACCAGCAGTTCCTGCTATGCCACGGTCAACCAAGAAGGGTAAGTAATGAAGAAGCCAGTTGCTAAAAAAGTAGCCAAGAAGGTTGCTAAAAAAGTTGCTAAGAAGCCTGTTGCAAAAGCAGACAAGAAAGCAATGATGATGGAAATGTACAAAAAGGGAATGAAGAAGTAGTTATGCCAAACAAGAAGGACCCACGTTTATCACGTGCAGGTGTTTCTGGCTTTAACAAGCCAAAGCGTACACCTGGACATCCAACAAAGTCACACGTAGTTGTGGCTAAAGAAGGTACACAGGTTAAAACTATCCGCTTTGGTCAACAAGGTGTGACGGGTGATAGACAACCTACTAAAAGACAGGCTTCGTTTAAAGCCCGTCATGCTAAAAACATTGCTAAGGGCAAGATGTCCGCAGCATACTGGGCAGATAAGGTGAAGTGGTGAAGAAGCAGGTATGGGATAAACCAAATCCTAAAGCAAAGTCCAAGAAGTTAACACCTAGTCAGATTGCTAGTGCTAAGGCACGTGCTAAAAAGGCTGGAAGAAAATACCCAAACCTTATTGACAACATGGCTGTAGCCAAAGGGAAGAAAAAATAATGGCAACATTTGGTTCAATGACTGATGAGGTAGCACGTAAACTAGCAGGGTTTACACTACGTCAAGATCGTCAAACACATCTTACTGTTGCGCTTAATGCAACAGCAACAACTATTACTGTTGCCTCTGCACAGAATATTTCTTCAGGCGTTATTCAAATTGATGATGAATTAATCTATGTAGATTCTTATGATCGTCTAACTGGTGTACTTACTATTCCACCTTATGGTCGTGGATACAATGGTACATCCCCTTCTAGTCATGCAGTTGGTGCACGTGTAATTGTTTCTCCTACTTTTCCATCTGTAGATATTAAAGATGCAATTAATGAAACCCTTCTTGCAACTTTCCCAGATCTATACACCACTGGTACACATACTTTCTTGTTCTCTCCAGCCCAATCTACATATGCTTTGCCTGATGAAGTTGAAACAGTACTAGGACTATCTTATGAAACTACTGGTCCATCTAAAGAATGGCTTCCTGTTCGTGGCTGGCGTGTTGATCCTATGGCTAACACTGATGCTTTTAATTCTCGCAATAGTATTAGTTTGTATTCTGGTGTTGAATCTGGAAGAACCGTACAAGTATCTTACTCTGCTGCTCCTACAGTAATGGATAACAACGATGATGATTTTGAAATTGTAACAGGATTACCTGCATCTTGTAAAGATGTCATTGTTCTTGGTGCATCTGCACGACTAGCATCCTTTATTGATCCAGGTCGCTTGACCTTTGGCTCTGCTGAGTCTGATCAACAATCACAGATTGCTGGTCGTTCTTATGGTGCAGGTACTAATGCATCTAAATATCTACTTGCTCTTTATGATAAGCGTTTGTCTGAAGAAGCAAGAAAACTTAATGACCGCAACCCAATCCGCATCCACTTCACCCGATAGGTAAATCATGGCACGTAATTATTCTTCTATTTCTGAAGTTAAAACTTTAGCAGCAAATGTTCCACTGCCTCCAGACGCAGGATCAACGCAGGTTATTTTAAATGAAGGTACAACTGGACTTCCAACAGTACCATTTGTTTTAGTATTAAATCCTGATACTTCTAATGAAGAAGTAGTTCTTGCTACTAGTTTGTCTGGTTCTACCTACACTGTAACACGTAACATTGAAGGTGGTGGGCTTAAATCACATACTGCTAATCAAGAAGTTAGGCATATGATTGTAGGTTCTGACTTACAGTTAGTGCACAATCACCTTGATAACACTACTACTGCACATGGTGTAAGTGGTGCTGTAGTTGGTACAACAAGTGCACAAACACTTACTCTTAAAACATTAACTACGCCAACTTTAAATACACCAAAGATTAATGAGAATGTTACTCTTACTGCTACATCTACAGAGTTAAATGTACTTGATGGTATTACTGCATCTACTGCTGAGTTAAATATTTTAGATGGTGTACTTGCATCTACTACTGAACTTAATTATGTTGATGGAGTTACATCTGCAATTCAAACACAGATAGATACCAAGGCACCTAGTGCTGGTCCTACCTTTACTGGAACTGTAGTACTTCCATCTACTACTTCAATTGGTACAGTATCAGCCACTGAACTTGGTTACGTAGATGGTGTTACATCTTCTATTCAGACACAGTTAGATACTTTAACAAGTAGTATTTCTAGTTCAGTTCCTGCTGGTGTTATTACTCAATGGGGTGGAACTGCTGCGAGTGTTCCAACTGGTTGGGTACTATGCGATGGTACTGCATATTCACGTACTGTTACCTATAATAACTTGTTTAATGCTGTAGGTACAGCCTATGGTGTGGGTGACAATTCAACTACATTTAATGTTCCTAACCTAAAAGGTAGAATTCCTGTTGGTCTTGATTCAACTCAAACAGAGTTTGATACACGTGGTGAAACTGGTGGACTAAAAGAAGTTACTCTTACCACAGCGCAAATACCAGACCATAGTCATGGCGGTCAAATTGTATTTGGTACTGGTTCTGGTGGAAGCGCCGCTGTTGTTGCTTCAGGAAATAACCCAACCTCTCAACCTACAACTGGTGGAGTAACTGGAACAAATGGTGGAGCACACAATAACTTGCAGCCATACATCGTAGTCAATTACATTATCAAATACTAAGGAGTATTAATGCCTAAGGATATTAGTGAAGACTTACCAGTTGATCTGGCTCTTCCATCCACGGCAGCAGTATTTGAATTAACTAATACTGCTTATGATATTGTTATTGATGACCTACCTTTTATTGTTAAGGTAAACAATCAGGATCCATATCGTCGTGAGACAGCACCATACAAGAAAGATCAGTTTGATAACAGTGCCGAACCAGGTGAGCAGTCGCTTACTGGTTGGTGGCTACGTTCACAAACATCATTTCATAATGGTGCTGGTTTAAAGTTTTATGAACCAGGAACAGACTATCAACATGTAAGCCATCGTTTTTTTGATAGTCGTGGTGTAGATATATGGACCATTGGACAAGCAACTTTACTTAATGATGTCTTTCATTCGTACACTGGTGCCAATGGTATTGTTTCTACTGTTGCTGGCACAACTGCAAATGATTACATAGTTACTGGTGACGCTAGAGGTTACTTAAAAAGAATTACACTTAATGGTGATTCTGCAGGTACAATTGATCCTATTACTCTTGATAGTGGTCATTTATCTGCAGCAACTGGAACAGTTAATCCATTTAAATCTATAACTAGTGACGGCACAAGATACTTTGCCGTATGTGATAAGGCTATTCACAGTGGTAATCTTACTAATTTAACAACATCAGATATAACTATGTATCGTCATGCTAGTCCTGGTCTACATGTTATTAAATTTACCAAAGGTTATTTAATGTTTGGTGAAGCACGTATATTAACCTACCTTCCAATAACTACAGTAGATGTTAATCATGATACTGGTGGAGCAAGTATACCTGCTGGTGGAAAGACTCACGAAAATCCTGACTTTGCTTGGAACGCTATTGAAGGTGGAGATAAAGTAATCTACGCTTCTGGTTTTGCTGGTAATGATTCTGAAATCTGGGCTGTACCATTTGATCCAACAACTTTACTTCCTGATGCAGCATCTGCAATTCAAGTAGCGCAATTACCTTACGGTGAAATTGTTAACTCTATGTGCTACTACCTTGGGTATCTAGCCATTGGAACTAATAAAGGTGTGCGCATTGCGCAAACAAGTCCAACTGATGGCAGCATTGTTCTTGGTCCATTACTTGTTTCAACTAATCCTTATGAAGTTACTGGCTTTGTTGCTAATGACAAATACATTTGGGCTTCAACATCTGTTAAAGAAGGTGCTTTAGCCAATGCTTGTTTAATTAGAATTGATTTATCAACACAGTTTGATGATGGTACATTTGCTTATGCATATGATTTGCAATATTTATCCGATGAAAATTCATACGGTAGAAATGTACACTATGCTGACAATCGTTTACATATTGTATTAGATGAAGGTAGTACTGCTGGAGAAATTCAGACAGAAAAATTATCAGTTAAGCGTTCAACTGGTTGGTTGCAAACTGGTAAGATTCGTTACGGTACCATTGAACCTAAGTTCTTTAGGTACATTAACTTACAATGTACTACTGGTCAAGGTGATACTATAACAGTAGAAACTATTGATAGAAATGGTCAAGTAAGTAATCTACTTGATGTATCAGAAGGTCTAAGTAATAAAGACTTTTTAATATCTACACCTTCAACTAAGCAAGAGTATATGGCATTTAAGTTTACGTTTAATAACGTAACTGATGATCAAGATCTGCCGATCTTAGAGGCTTATCAAATTAAATCTACACCTGCTACTCGCCGTCAGCGTTTGTATCAGTACCCATTATCATGCTATGACAATGAGATGGATAAATTTAATTCTGTCTTTGGTTATACTGGTCGTGCTTTGGAATACATTCAACGCCTTGAAGCAATTGAAGAAACAGGTAAGTTCGTTAATGTTGTAGATTACCGTACTGGTGAAGAGTATCAAGGTGTAATTGAAGCGGTTCGTTTTACAAATGAATCTTCTCCAGATAAAGATAACAACGGCTTTGGTGGCTTGTTGTTAGTAACAGTAAGGAAACTATAATGAGAAACTTTGGAATCTGGTTAGCAGATAGTCCATTAGGTGGCATGTTGAAGGCAGCACTAGGTGCTGTCCTTGTATATGTTTTAGATAATGTTGCATCCTTTGACCTAGCACCTGTAGTTATTATCGCACTTGGCGCAGCATTGCCAGTAGCAATTAACTATGTTAATGGTATGGATCTACGTTATGGAAGCGTTGAAAGCGAATAATGTATCCAGTTAAAAACATACCTATCTCTACTCACTATGGAGTGACTGGGAAAATTTGGAAACGTGGTTGGCATGATGGTGTTGACTTTGCTTGCAAGACTGGTACGCCAGTTTATGCAGCACGTAAAGGTGTAGTATCTGCAGGTAACTGGGGTGCTGATTATGGTAAGCACATTGTTCAGCGCAGGACTTATCCATTAGGAACTAAGAATCATCTAGTGTATGCACACCTATCAAAGATACTTGTACAACCTGGTGATAAAATTAAAAAGGGACAGTTGATTGGTCTTACTGGTAATACAGGTAAGAGTACTGCTCCCCATCTTCACTTCGGTGAACGTGATGGTGCTCGCTGGAGCACAAGTAATCCAGTTAATCCTCAACAAACATTGTGGGCATAATGATTGACAAAGTAGAATCAAATAAAGATAAACAATCTATTATCTCAGGCAAGGCTGTTGCTGTTCGCATCAATGGTAAGACATCTTGGAAGGGATCAGTACGCCAGAGACGCAACCTATGGGAGACTACGGTACAGGTAGAACTACCAGGTGGTGGATTACCTAATGTTATTCGCTTTCGTTTTTGTCGTTATCCAGGAACTGACAAGGCAGATTACACTGGTCACTTCTCTTACCCAGTACACCAAGGTATGGCAGGTAAGACTGTCTGGGTAACACTAGCCCATGGGTTCATCTCAGGTGGCACTATGCCAGTTGGATTGTTCATTGACCATGATGGATCTGCTCCAATTGTACTGGATGGTCGTCAGATCAAGGCTAATTAGAGGCTCTCAGAGCCACGTAGAGCAACTTAAACCCCTCTAGGGTAGTTGGATACCACATAGGTACCTGATTACTTTAGAGGGGTCTTTTTGTTTTTATTCCACAGCCTTAACAAAGTGCTGACAATAGCAATCTACTGTGGTACACATGGCATGTAATGTCTTAGCCTTGTACCATAGTTCTCTGCGAAACATATGGGCTAACGTAATCTCTGAAGACAATCTTGATGAGTCCCCTGCTTTACGACACGTCTGACATATCATCTTTAACTACCTCTTCACTATCATAGTCTGCAAATGGTGGGTTACCACCTAAACTTTTAACCATCTTACCAATTGCTCTGTTCGCTTGCATCATAGTTGCTCGCTTACTTGACTTGTCTTCACCTGCTACTTCATGTAAGTCTTCACCTTCAAGATCTTCTGCATAGAATAAGAACACTAGGTTCTGTTCTTGTTCAGTTAGTTTCTCAAAGGCTGACTTAATATCTGCAGCATATGCCATCCAGTCACCTGACTCAGCAAGAGACTTAGTGTTCTTACCTGTATTAGATAGGGCATTATCTAACTTAGTCCAGTCGTCTGATAAGACTGCTGGTATAAGCATCTTGATAAAGTCTTTGGTGTACCAGAAGTTATCTGCGTAGTTGTATCCCTCTTTAACAGCCTTTTCTCTTAAGCAATAGTCAAGTGCAGCATTGCGAAGAGAACGAGCGAATAACTTATCAGCGTCTTTCTGATTATCTAAAGATACCCATTCATCTATCTTGTTAGGGTGAGTCATAAACCACAACCATAGTTCTTGAATTACATCTGCTTTTTCAACCATCTTAAACTTAGATGCATATTCGGAAGAGATGCGATTAACCATATGGTAGTAATCGTCATGGACTTTATTAAAATTCATAGACCTTACCCTCGACAACAAAGGAACGACCATTAATTGGTACGTTAACGGGAGTTACATTACCTCTACGTTGATAGAGTATAGTGAATCCCTGTTGCCAGTTAGCACCAGTCTGTCCGAGATAGTGTGCTTGTGCCAAGTCCATGAGATGTCCAACTTCCACACCATATAATCGGTGCTTGATAGCACCACCAAATCCTGTGTGTTCGTGCTGTATCCCTTGCTTATGGGTATGTCCACATACAACCGAAGCCCCAATTTGTTTAGCAAGGGTAAGAGCCGTACCACCAGGTTGTTTGTTGGCGCGACCTTCATCACCGTGAGCCAGTATCCATCCTGGGGCGAACGAGTAGAACTGATTATGATACGTAATTCCGTTTTCAGCATACCTAAGAAGTTTGCTATACTCAAGGTCCCTAAGAGATGATAACGCGGGTGCGTATCTTGATACGTAATTCTGAATTCTGTCACCATGATTACTCCTGATTGTATGGAATGGTTTATCTCCTAGTGCTTGCTTAAAGTCAACCATAATTGAAGTAGTTTTATCAAGACCTTTTTGTAGCGTCCCTTCAAATTCACCTGCTAATCCTTTGTTCCAACGTGATGGTTCAGGGCTATCAGCCTCATCACCTACACAGAATAGTTCATCTGGTTGATAGTCCTTAACAAAATTCATGACTGCTTTCACAGCCCTTGGATCATGATAAGGGATCTGCATATCTGGTATGACTACAATAGTTTTCATAGGTTGTACTTAGTCCTTAAGATTTACTTCCACTTATCATCTTCGACAAGCACTCCGATGATAGCATAGTTAGCAATATCAATTAAAGTATCTCGTATTGATTCGTGGTTTGGCGTGGCGTTATTGGTAGTAAGATTACTTAATCTTTCTATCTTGTCATACAGACGAACAGCAAGACCATTCAATGGTCCACCTGGAGTATTAAGAATGTTCTTTGATCCATAGTCTTCATTCTTAGAAATCATCAACTCAACAAGTTCATCTGATAGATCATAGAAATCCCAACGAAGATCCTTTAGGCGTTCCGCTTCTCCGTATTGGATAGTCTTAGTACCAGTTGATTTTCCTCTATCATCACAGAGTTCACATGCACACCAGTCTGAAGCAACCTTTGAATTATAAACTGCACTTCCTCCATCGTAAATGATATCGTCCCACTCCTCATAAAATTCCTTACTCTTCATTATGCGCTTACCTTCTCTCTGAAATAATCGGCACCATTAAGCAAGAACATTGAGTTAACATCCTCTGCCTCTGGCATCTGTAACACTATCACATTGTTCATCTCTTTACTTAGTGACTTGGCAAAGTCTGATCCTGGTTGGTCACCATCTGCAAACACATAGATAGTTTCAAAGTCAGATAATAATCTATTGTAATGTGGCTTCCAACTGTTAGCACCAGGTACACCTACTGCTGGTACACCACACTTGTAGTGCAGCGTAATGGCATCTATCTCACCCTCACATACAGCAATAAAATTACCTGCTTCGTGCAAAGCACGGATGTTATACATGCGTGTCTGTGTTCCTGGCATACCCATATACTTAGGTTCTTCAGGACCTAGTGATCTAAAGCGAATATCTACTGGTCCAGTAGGAGTTAGATATGGAATAGCAAGACGACCAAAGAACTGTTCTTGCCCTGGCAATGGGTTATCTACGACTCCTAATCGAATCTCCCGAGCCACTCCTAGATCTAATCCTCTGTGTAGAAGATACTCTTCTGCCAGATGAATGTTTTTGCTGTAATGACTGGTAGCCTTCTCCAGTAATTCCTTCTGCGATCTTGATTGCTTCACGAAACTTAACTCCTTCTTGTATGGCAACTATGTTAATTGCATTTCCTTTAACGCCACAACCGTGGCAAACAAACAATCCTTCCCTGACAGATACACCTGCACTTGCATGGCTATCATCATGGAAAGGACATTTTATTTTCTGCCAGTTCTCTATGTTACGGTTGAGTCTACCACCGTAGTGTTCTATAACTGGCTTGATAGGTAAGTTAATAACCTGCCTCCTTTAGTAACTTGTACCAGATGCTAACTGGCATAGTAGCGTACCACTCGCCAACATCTGTTGTGCCTTTCTTCTTGTGTATAACAACACCTGTTTCTGCATTGTCATTCTTTATCTCTACATCAAGTTCACGTAACCACTCTGGCAATTTCATAGTTGCATGGTTCTTAACTTCAACTACAACTGCTGGGATACCAGCGATATCACCACGATCATTGACACCATTAAGCGAACGTCTTTCTACATACTCACGTCCTTGTGCCTTCAACCAGTTAACAACTGCTGTCTCTGCAGCAGTGCCTTTCTGTTTACTCTTGCTCATATCCCTCTACAATCATTGAGAATTCTAATTGATCTATTAACCATAACAAAGATTCAAAGGTGTCATAGTATTCTTCGTATAGATAATCATCTGCTACTTCTTTAAGTGCATCAATGATATCCCTGTATGCTACATAAGTTTCATTCTGATATACAAGCCTACGTATTTGCTGACGTGGCATATCCATTAGTAATCGTTTCTATCAAGCCATAGTAAATAAGCAAGCAATGATACTAAAGATATAAATACAACTGCTGTATACATTAGTCTTCCCTTTCGTAACCTTGTAGATCCCAAAGTAATGATACATCAAGTGCACGTTTTTCTGGGTAGACTTGCTTACCCATGTTCCATGCGTACCATCCTGGTGCCCATCCAGTTATCTCTACAAACTTAGGATTTTCTGGATAGTTATAAGCCTGAAAAATATTAAACTGTTGCTCTGATTCTTTAACAGGCATAGGGTTTTTTCTATCTCTTACTCTACGTACTTCTATATTTCTACCTACATCTGGAACAACTGATGCTTGTTTATGTTCTGATGGTAACCAGTATGCACCATTCCAAGATTGATTAAGATAGATACTAACGGCAAGTTCACATGCACATGCAGCAATGTTTGCGGTTAAATCATCTTGTAATACGTTATGGTTTTGGTAGTCTGGTTTATCTTTTACATTTGAATTAATGTTTAGAGTTGTTCTTTTTTCTCCAGCATCTTTTGCCCATCTTAATTGCCATGGAGTCAACTCAACTATCATTACCTTGCTTCCTGCAAGTCAGCAATAAACATATACTCTGGATTAAACTGCAACCATACTGGATTATCTCCACCTGCATTGGCTCTGCCATAGCGGTTCTTAACTGCAGCAACACCTAACATTCCATCTTGCTGACCAACAGTAAGGATTAAGGCTGGCAACTGAGCCACCATACCTTGCAAGGAACTGCGTGGCTGACAAGGATTACCTGCGTAACTTTCCTTAGTATGATGAAGCACTAGTACTGCAGCATTAGTATCTCGCGCTAAGTACTTTAATTCTTTAAGGGCATTGCGCATGTTTCCGAATTCTTCTCCGCCATCCATGCTGATATCCATAAGGTTATCAATTACAATTAATGCTGGACTCTCGCCAAGTAATTCTTCAACTGCTGTAACTTCATCATCAATATCACCAAGACTTGGGTTAGAATCAAAAGACCAATAAATATGGGAAGCCAAAGCAAGACGCTCACGAGCACCAACAGGATCTTCTGATATAACTTTTTCTGCTTCACTCTGACTAACTCCTGTAATCATAGAGTACAAACGCATAGCCATAGTATGCGCATTGGTATCTGCTGATAGGTAGAGCGTAGGAATCCTAGCCCTTAGTGCTAAAGCCAAGGCAAGCGTAGACTTACCAGCACCTGGTGTGCCAGCAATCATACTTACTTCTGCTCTACGTAATATGATTTGATTATTATCAAACGTTCTAAATACTGGTGGTAATGGTTCACCACCAATGTCAGGTCTACCAACAGACCTAGATAATGTCTTCATCTATTCTCCTTTGTTTACTTGCGTGTGACGTTGTGGAGTTGCACCACGTGTGATGATATTTCCCGATCATCTTTTATCTCTGCACTTTGCTTTGATAACCCTACGGCACGTCACCATCCCGCTTCCCCTCGGAATGATTCTAGGTTTCCCTAGAAATTTATCTAGACCTTAACACCAAACTGTGGTGCTGTCTGATCTCCTGATGCAATCTTTGCACCTTGCCAACGTGGTCCACCTGCTGGATCAAACCAACCAACATAAGCCTTACCTGCTTGGTTAGTACCCTGCTTAAGAACCATTGGTCCATTAGGACATGTCGGTGCATCTGCACGTCCATATGTCCAACGACTACCCCAACGATCTTGAACTGTATCTACTCCTGCTGGTGCAGCCTGTTGTGGTGGCGGTACTGGTGCGAATCCTGCTTGTTCTTGTTCCCATGGTTCAACTGGTGTGCTACTAATTACCGTGCCACCTACTGCTTGCTGAACAATCGCTACTGGATTAGCCTGAACTGGTGCACCTGCTTGACCTGTAATTGTTTTCTCTAGCATATCAATGTTGAACTCTAGGTTTTGATTGATTGCTTCTTCAATGCGAGCAATGAACTCACTTGCTTCATCACCACGCACGGTTACTAATGAACCACTCTTTGTCTTGACTGTTACTGAGAAATTACTTTCACTACTCATAGTTCTTTAACTGCTTTCCGTTTTGCTACTGGTTTCTTGGACGTACTTGGGTGCCTCTTCTTGGCTTCTTGTTTCTTTAGATCGTTTAGTAATGCTGTTGTCATGTCTAACAAAAACACTAACTCATCTAATTCAAATAGTAGTTCTTTGTATTTGCTTTTACGCACGAACATATTGTTTAGTTACCTCCTGTTTTATATTTGCATTTATCTTTCAGTTGACACATTACACAGTGACTGAAGTTAGGAATAAATATACCATCTTTACGAGCACGGTCAAACTTAGACACGATCTCTACGATATATTCTTTAGGGAATTTATCTAGATCTACCATCTCAGTAGTAATACCAGTTCTTCCCATCCAGTATGCACCCCACTTAGGACGTACACCTAGAATTTCTTCCATCCCTGCAGCGTAGAACGCCAACTGCAGATCCGAAGATGGCGTTCTCGCTCCTGTTTTAATATCAAGAACTACAAGTTCACCATCAGGATTAACCATTACTCTATCAATGTGCATCTGTACTGGTACGTCATGCCAGATAGGATTAAGTGCAAGTTCAACTGCTGGTATTCCATTGTGTTGCCACATGGTCCAACCATTGACACCGTTACGCCACTTGATCCACTGATCTACCATCATGGAACCATTCTCGTTCCACCAATCACCATCTTCTTTATTGGGATTAGCCTTAGTAGCACGACCAGATGCTCGCCATAATGCCTGATCAATACCTGTTTTTGTTAGTTGTTCTTGCTGTTGTGCAGCCCAGGCTGCTTCCCAATACTTGTTCAACTATCTACCTTCTGTTTCGTATAGTTCTTTATCATACATTTCGGTAGCAGTATGAACTGCTGATCCACCTGCTAAGTACCACGTAGGGTTCTCAATTTCTTTTACTACTCTTGTTAGCCAATACTTCCATCCACAATCTAACCATGTAGTTAGTGCTGAGTATGAAATGTGTACTGGTAATTCGTATCCGTCTACTTTGACAGCCATGTTATTACCTCCATGTAATAAGTGTAACACAAGAGAGTGTCATAGTGAAAAGGATAAACGTCTATGACACTCCCCTGTGGAGTTGTTACCAAGGCTCAACTAAGGAGAATCCACCTTGGCAACTTTATGTAGTATGAACACAAATTTCCAAAACATCTATGTGCATACTACAATTCTTTATTCTATACCTGCTTGCTGTTCTTTCCATACATTAATTAAATGTTGGGTGTGTTGATCCTCAGTGTATGCTTCGCAATCATCACATAGTTCTCCGAACTCTTCCCAACATTCGCAATCTTCTTCCTCTTCCATGTTACTCCTTTTTGTTTGGGATGTCCCCCACTTAGTGGGGCATCCCTAACTCTATTAGATCTAACTTTATATTAAATTTCTTTCTATAGTTCTTTCTATCTGCAGATGTCATGCCACCCCATAAGCCAAAGCCTTCATGATGTATAGCAAATTCTCTGCATTCAGATAAGAAAGGACAATCAGAACATAAGATTTTTAATTTGTTTTCCTGTTCTTTAAGCCCTTCAAAGGGTAGATCTACATTGTGTTCATAGTAGTATAACTCTACACCCATGCTGGCACAGTTTTGTGTGCCATCATACTTGGGAAAGTTATAGTTGGTCATACTCATGCAACGCTGACTGACATTGGAACACAAGACTTTCAAATAATTCTTTTGAAAGCATGACAGCAGTGCCAGTCATCATAGTTGTACCACCTAAGTACAATACAAATGGATGAGTTGTATCTTCTCTAACCTTTACTTCAACGATGTCGTCAAGCGACATGTTAGTCCAGCCGATCATGTTATCCCTTTCTTATGCGCTTAGTAGTTCTAATGCGCGTTGCTTGTACTTACCATCCTTGCTAAGAAGAACTTTAGATGAAGTCTTTTCTTCACTACGACTAAAGTGATCCGCTACTTCAATGATAGCATGCAATGCACCGAACTTAGTACCACTTAGATTCTCTTGGGTACCAGTCTTGTTAGTCCATACTGACCATGCGTTGTTACGGTTGCGCATAACTGCAGCACGTGTACGCTTTTCTGCTGGACTTAGCATATCATCTGATGAGAACTCAATCTTAGATAGCAATGGGAATACTTTATGTGAGAAGTTCTTGAACTCCATGTCACTGAACTCCCTGCTAATTAGGTTGCGACCCATTGCAGAATAAGAATCAAAGTCCTTGTAAGTTAAGTTAATAACCTTACGGATATCAGACAGATCAATCTTACTATTAGTTGTATGCTTCAAAGAATACAAACCATTCTTTCTACCTGCGTTAGCAAACGCAGCATTCATCTGGTTAGTACATGATAGACGAGAGATGATAGGAGCAATTTGAAATGCATTGCTACCATCATGTGATGTACGGGCTAGTAAGTATCCAGCATGTGGATCATTGGCAATACCAATTGAGTTAGGTAGTTCCATTACTGCCCACACTACAGCACCACCAGCAAGTTCACCTGCTGATGCATAACGTGCTTCACCTGTATCAACTAGAAAGTCAAGAGACTCAAAGACTTCTTCGTTCTGCATTACTTTGTAGCGTGATCCAACAACAGCCAGTGCTGACTGAGTATCATCTGCATTGGTACGTACTGTAGCAAAACGATTAGGTATATTTAGTAAACCTAGATCATCACGCTTACTTGTAGCATACACATCTTCAAGTGTTACAGTCCAGTCAAGTCCTGCTTCACGCATGATCTGACGTGCTGATGTACCCTCAAAAGTTTGCTTATCGGATATGATTTGCCATGGTGCACGGCGATTAGTACCTGTTATATCAGTTGTCATTTGTTATCCTCTTCTAGTATTTCTTCTAGGATTGTATCCATATTTTCTTGTGCTTGCAAGACAAGCAACTCTTCGATTGCTTGCTCAGAGTAGCCCATAGCATGTGCAATAAGCAGGATTGCTAGGGCATTAAGATCTTCAAGCGCAGCCTTACGATCATTACGCTTGAAGTTTTTGTAGACATCATACAAACCAGCCAGTACATCTAGTGCTTTGTTCTCTGTCAACTGAAGAGATACTACATACTTATCTTCTGTCTCTTCATACCATTCAAATGGATTAGTGAACCATTGTTCTTCTGTAATATTGATTAGTGCCTCCTATTGTTCTGTTACATCTACGATTTCTGAGTCTTCATCATCTACTTCCCAGTCATAATCACTAATCTTACTTTCATAGTAATTAGATGGATCATCTTCAATTAATTCTCTTGCATGATCTTCATCACGTGCAGTAATAGTAACTGTAATTCTTTGAGAACGTCTTTGAATTACTTCTATTTCTACTTCATACTCATGTTCACGCGTCTTTAATTCAACATTCAAAGACCGATTAAGTTCTTCAACAAAATCATCATAAGCACTACACCAATCACGATCTTCTGCTTCTTTAAGTAATGCAGTACCAATACGATCAATGTCTTGCTCGTGTGATTCACGTGACTTATTACTACGTGCTTCGTATGTTTCTGCACTTGACTTAGCAACAGCAAGAGCAGACTTAAGGCTTGCAACTATACTTTTAAGATGATTGATGTCATGAATATCAGAGACATCAATTGTTTCTAGTCCTTCTTCCATTTCTTTTCCTTTTCTGTGAGTGATTCCCCCCACGGGGTGGGGGATCACGAACTTACCAGTTAATCCAAGGTGTACTTGGGTGACGTAACTTCTGCATGATCATAAACTTATACCATCTTACTGCATACTTCAAGTATAGATAGTTTCCTAGTGGTGTTCGCATGGACAGTTCTCCTCCATCAGTACTTGCAATGCACGTGCGTAACCATTACGCCATGCTTCAGCCAATGCTTCTTCATGCTCTTCAATACCTTCGAGCGCATTCTCTGCATCTTCTTCTGTTACCATTTGCAGTTCATCTTTCATCATTTTAATTACTCTTGGTACATTCATACTTGTTCCTCTCTTTTAATGAATTCAAACTCACCAGATTCTGGATCGTACTCAACTTCAACTGAACTTTTAATCCAGATAATATTAGTTACTTCATCAGCGTATTCATTATTCTTTTCGATCCAATCAAATGTGTCACCGTCTAGCACGGCAGTTACAAGATAACCTTTCATGACTACCAACTAGCCTGATATGTGATGTGATGCTTCCAACTTCCTTCAGGAATCTCACTTAACAATTCAGTAAGACTGTCGTATGTATGTTGG